CCGAAAAAAACGGGGGGGGGGGTATAAACCCTCTCGTAACAGTACTAAAAAAGTGTGGTTATTATAGACTCTATGGAGTCAGAGTCAGACATATATATAGAATCAAGCATTTATCCCTTTTTCCCCATGGAGATTTTTCCGCCGGAATCCTTTTTCGTCCTTTTTCGTCCTTTTTCGTCTCTTTTTTTGTCTCTTTTTTTGTCCCTTTTTCGTCCAGTGGAGACCCCGTTTTTTGCTTTCGGGTGTTTTGTCTTGGCGTTTTGATCGTCTCGTACAGAGACATTGTGGAGCGTTGCTCACGCAAGCACGAAAACCCCGAAAAACCTCTTATCTTGTATGCAGACTTTATCGCAAGCACGAAAACCCCGGCAGAGCGTGAACTCTGCCGTAGCATCAACCGTAAACATCTTGTGATGTGTTGGTGTTTATGCAGCTTTCTGCATTTGTTCTACGCACAAGCGTCTGACTCCGACCACGAAGTCTTCGATGATTGGACGAGTCTCGATATCCAGAACTTTCGAGTTTCGACTCTCAAACTTGCCGAGAACAGTTGCCATCGTGTGCAGAAAACCGAGCACTTGCTCCCGTGTCCCGCACGGCGGAGTCTGGATCACCTCCAGACTGACGCTGGCCGGTGGCAGCTTGGCCGGTGGAGTCTTCTGGTTGGCGCCACCACGCTTGTCGGTGCTGACGAGCCCGGCTTTTTTGATTAGAGCGCTCCAGGCAGTGCGCGACGCGCCATAGGCTTTTTCTTGACTCTCTGTCCTGCGTTCGTCGCTTTTGGAGTTGGCGCCCTTCATGTCCAGAACCTGCTCGGCGTTGGCGTGGTCCATGTCCAGACTTGCGGCCAAGCGGCCCAAGATATACTCGCGCCGCACAACGTCCTGGAGTCCTCCTGCCGCTATCACGGCGTCAATCGCGAGAAAGTCGGATTCGCCTTGGTTACGCGCCGTGACGAACACATGGTTAAGCGCATTGAGTTCGCTCATGTTTTGGTTTCCTTTCAGTAGATTCGAGCAACATCATAGAGTCTGATGGGCGGGTCGCCCGTACCACGCCCCGTAGGGTGTGGACTCGTGCAATCAACCGGTAACTTGCGTGGTGCGCGTACCGCGCCCCGTAGGGCGTGGACTCGTGCAATCAACCGTTGTGGTTTCCTTTTCAGTGCGGTGAGGCGCCGCGTAACGGGCCACGTGTGGCCCGCGCTCGCGAGGTCTCAGATCTGCTCAAACTTGATGGTGATGTCGGGCTCGTCATCGGCCAGCGCGGCGAGATCCATGAACTCGACATCGCCCTTGCGCCAAGCGGCTTCCTCTTGTTTGAGGGTTTTCTCGTCGCCTTCGTCGTTGTCATACTCAATAGTGAGACGTATACGCATGATCTAGTTCCTTTCAGTCGGTTACTAGTGTATTTCCCAGCATTTTAAGTATAGTTGGTTCTCACTCATCTGTCAATACTTTAGGGTTTGTTAGAGTGCCTGACAAAGAATTACTTTACGAAATCGATCCCCGGCGCAGGGGGTTCAAGGCTCGTTGCGGTCGGCGTCCATGATCAACCACATAAAATCTGAAAAATCCTGGAAACTTCTCACAGCCATGAGTGCCTACAAGACATACTATCGCAAAATTTTTCTGTGAAATTTTTAGGTAATTTGACCGACTCTCTATATATATGCATGCTCACACGATGAACGACCTCGACATCACCCGCCCTGATCCCTCTCGCTTGGGGTTCCCGCCGACGCTGCCTATAGAGGTGGCGTTGCGTATGAAACCCGTGAAAGATATCTGCGCGGCCTATGGTATAGAGCGCCTGCGCTGGGATGCGCTGCGCGTAGATCCGGTGTTCATACTCGCGGTCAAGGGCTACGTGGAGGCCTTGAAGAAAGAAGGTATGAGTTTTAAGCTCAAGGCTGCGCTTCAGAGCGAGGAACTGCTCGTCACGAGCTGGAACTTGATTCATGACAAGACAGGCGATGTTCCGCCCAGCGTCAAGGCCGACTTGATAAAGTACACGGTCAACGCCGCCGGTCTCGGACCAAGCAAGAATGTCGAGTCGGCAGGTGCAGGGAATGCGCTTAGTATCAATATTCACTTGAGGTGATTCGAAATGGCTGGACTAGGAATGCCGCCGCCATCGAAAACAGCGAAGAAGAAGAAGAAGAAAGCCTTTAAGCCGGGTGGCAAGAAAGGCAAGCTGCATCGCGAGCTCGGTGTGCTGGAGGGTAAGAAAATCCCGGCCGGAAAACTCGCTGCGGCCGCGAAATCCTCTGACCGCGAGGTGCGTGACGACGCGATCCGCGCCAAGACGATGGAAGGCTGGCGGCACAAGTGAGCATAATCGACTACGTCCCGCCTGATACGATCAACGCGTTCATCAAGGACTACAAGCCGCACGACCTTTTTTTCGACTGGATCGTAGGGCCGGTGGGCTGCTTGCCGGCTGACAGTGAATTTCTGACGCCGGCCGGCTGGCGGCGGATGGACGCTTATCAGACCGACGATCTGGTGGCGGTCTACAAAGACGGTGAGGTCTTCTTCGAGCCGGCCGAGTACGTATGCCTACCCGCGACGACACCCTTCATTCGGTTCGATAGCGGCTCCCTGGAGATGGAGCTGTCGCCTGAGCACAAGGTTCTCTACAATGACTATCGCGGTGTTTCGCAAGTCGCGACAGCGGCGGAATGCGCTGCTCATCCGTCCAGGAGGACTATCCCTACGACTTTCTCGCTTGTTCGCGACGACGTCCGGATGGGAGAAGCTGAGATCAGGATGCGTATCGCCTTCAGCGCGGACGGGCATATCCCGGAGCGTGGCCAGCAGCAGTTCATCGTCGTCCGCAAGGAATACAAGAAGACGCGCCTGCGCGAGCTGCTGAGGGATGCCGGCATACCTTGGAAGGAGACCACTTATGCTCAACGTGAGACGGAGACACGGTTCACGCTGCGGTGGCCGGAGGCCTCCAAGTCATTGAACTTCGTCTGGGGGCTCTCGACACGCCAGCTGGAGATTGTGCTCGACGAGTGTCTGCGTTGGGATGGACTGAACGAGCATGCCGAGAAGCGCTACTACTCGACGGTAAAGAGGCATGCCGACGCGATCCAGTTCGCAGCCCACGCGTGCGGGTTCCGGGCAACGATCAAAGCGGTCTACGACTCACAACACCCGGAATGGTTGACTCAGTACACCGTCCAGATTCGTGTGGCGGACAACCATAAAAATAAGGCGGCCATCCGGACCGACACGACCCGGATCTCGTGTATTGAGCCGGTCGGTGGCCTGATCAATGGGATGAAATACTGCTTTTCGACCTCGACCGGATTTTTTGTCGCGCGCTGCAATGACACAATCTTTGTCACTGGAAACTCCGGTAAGACTACCGGAATTTTCTTTAAGTTGGCTTACATGGCCAGTCTGCAAGCGCCCTGGGCTGACGGCATACGTCGCACCCGCGCCGTCATCGTGAGGAATACCAATCCTCAGTTGACCGATACGACATTAGTATCCTGGAACTACTGGTTCAAGGATGGGCAGGCCGGCAAGTGGCAGGCCACGAACAAGATCTTCACACTTAGATTCGGTGACGTCGAGTGTGAGGTGCTGTTTCGTCCTCTGGACACCGAAGACGACGTGGCGCGGGTGCTTTCCCTCGAAGTGACTTTCGTTCTGATCGACGAGTTCGTGCAGATCCCGAAGAAGATCCTCGAGGCCATCAGCGCGCGGGCAGGGCGTTTTCCGCCTCCCAAGGATGGTGGCGCCACCAACTACGGTGTCTGGGGGTCTTCCAACCCGAGCACCGAGGATAGCTGGTGGTTCGACTATCTGCACGATGCGACCAAGGTCCGGAAAATGACCAGGGCCAATCTCGATGCACCGAGAATGCCGGACGATAATCGGACGATAACCTATTTCCACCAGCCTGGCGGGTTTGACCCGGACGCTGAGAATCTAGTTAACCTGCCGCCGCGCGACGGGTCCAACAAGTATTATCTGAACCTCGCGGCAGGCAATTCGGAGGCCTGGGTCAAGCAGTTCGTCGAGGCCGAGTGGGGCTTCAGCATCTCCGGCCAGGCGGTCGTTCCGACGTTCAAGGCAAGCATCCACATATCCAACGGCGACATTAGATATAACAAGCACTTACCGCTTATTATCGGCCTCGATCCAGGCATAACTGGTTCGGCACTCATCTTTGGGCAAGAGGACCTGCAAGGCAGGCTCAACGTGCTGGGGGAGCTGGTGCAGTCGGGCTACGGCGCCGACCGGCTGATCAGCGAGAAGCTCAAGCCTTACCTGCGGCGCCGGTTCCCGGACATCCCCGGCCATGTACCTGGCATGATCGTCATCGCGGCGGATCCAGCGGCCAACAATCGAACGCAAACGGACGAAAAGACGGTTGTCGACCGCTTCAAGCAGCACTTCATGGTGCATTGCGAGACCAACAACCGGCTGCCGCTGCGTCTCGACGCCATCGAGCACTTCACAACGCGGTTGACGGTGGGTGGCGCGGCGTTACAAATCGACGCCAAGGAGTGCCCGACACTGATTCGGGCGCTCAAGGGCGGCTGGCGCTACACGATGGACACCAAGAAAGACGACATTAAAGGAATTGCCCCGGAAAAGAATCAGTATTCGCATCCAGGCGACAGCTTTGGTTACCTATGCAGGTATTTTCACCGGCGGACGGAGCGGGAACTGCGCTATCATGGCGGCGACGGGGACGGCCGTGGCAAGCGGCCTCTCACCCAGAACCTTCCCAACTACCATTTTGTCTAGGAGTGTGCTTATGACCCCGACTGTTGGGCACTTCGTGCTCTATACTTTGTCTGAAACCGACGTCTACTACATCAACAAGCGCCGGAAGGACGCCGCGGCCGCGGTGGCGGCGGCGGGGCCGATGCGACTTCAGACCCTCTCTGGCACCCAGCTGCACGTCGGTAATGAGCACCAGGCGGGAGAGGTGGTGCCGATGATCATCGTCAGGGTTTGGGGAGACCAACCGGAGTCTCACTTCAATGGCCAGGTGTTTCTTGACGGCAACGACACCTATTGGGTGCAGTCGGTCCGCATCGGTGAGGGACGGGCCTACGCACAATGGCCGCCGCGACCCGACGTGCCGGCTCAGTCGTCGGAAGAGGCAGGAGCGCGCGCTGTTACCAGGATGCTGCGGTGTGTGGAACCTTATTTGCAGCGTGAAACCTTATCCGCAGACTTGATGAAGTATTCAAACGTCTGACAACCTGAGGAACGACGATGATCACACGCACACGCAACGCCATCTGGTGGCAATGGCACCTGCTCTACCATCGCTATCGGTGGTTGTATAAGCTCCGGCACGCGGTACTTGATGGATGGCGACAATTCACAGAGAAGCCGATTCCTCGGCCTCCGGCTCGTGAGTGGAGAGAGTTCTGCGAGGCTTTTGATAAGTGGGCACAGATAGAATAAGGAACGACGATGGTCACGCGCAACAACATCGGTGTGAACGCTTACGCCGCGTCAGCGTCTCCCGCCGGCTTGTCGTTCCCGCAGGCCACCGCGACGCTGCTCGACAACCTGACGCCGCCGGCGGTGCAAGTCCCCGGCGAAGATGCCCCTGTCAGAAAAATCAACTCGGATGAGCTCAAAGCGCTCGGGCAGAACCTGGACAGACTGTTCAACCAGTACCGTGCCGATCGAGCCATCGCCGAGTTGCGCTGGCTGCGTAATCTTCGCCAGTACCTGGGATTCTACGATCCGGAGCTAGACAAGCAGCTGTCGCCGCAACGATCCAGAGCCTATCCGAAGATCACGCGTGTCAAGTGCATCAGCGTGCTGTCTCGCATCATGGATTTGATGTTCCCCGGCACCGAACGCAATTGGAAGATCACCGCCAGTCCGACGCCGGACATGGATGTCAAGGACGTGATGCAGGCGATCAAGGATCAGTCGACTCAGGATCAGGCGGCCGGCATGCAGCCGGACATGGACCTCGATTACGTGATGAACGCCATCCACACGCTCGCGGAATCGCGCGCGGAGAGACTCTCTCTTCTGATCGACGACCAGTTGCAAGAGCTCGGCGGCGATCAGACTTACGACTATGTCGCGCTCAATACCGAGGTCGTGCAGTCCGGCATTATCTTTGGTCTCGGCATTTTGCGCGGGCCGTTCGCCACGCCATATAAGACCGTCGCCTGGGAGATGAACGACAAGACCAACCCTCCCGTGCCGCGCCCCAAGAGGGTGACAGCGTACAAGCCGATGTTCGAGTGGCTCTCCATCTGGGATTTTTACCCTGACATGTCGGCCAAGACATTGGAGAGCATGGATGGCTACTTCGTCCGCAAAGTCATGAGCCGGACGCAGCTGCGTGCACTGGCCAAGCGCGAAGATTTCTTCGGTGACGTGATCAAGCAGTACATCACCGCGCACCCGGTCGGCAACTACCGTCCGCAGGTGTTCGAGACCGAGCTGCGTGCAATGGGTGTCAAGGTCAACGTCAACGAGATGAAGACCGAGACCATGAAGTACGAGGTGCTGTCCTGGCACGGTCCTGTGAATGGTCAGTATCTTCAGATGGCCGGCGTCGACGTGCCAGAAGACAAGCTCGCCGAAGAGATCGACGCGGAGATCTGGTTGGTCGAGGGCTATGTGATCAAGGCAGTAATGAACCCTTGGGTCGAGCTCGACGTCGACGTCAACACCTGCCACACGTTTCTATTCGATCGCGACGACACTTCGGTGATCGGGTTCGGGCTGCCCAACGTGATGCGTGACACGCAGATGTCGATCTGCCACGCGGCGCGCATGATGATGGACAACGCCAGCGTCGTGTGCGGCCCGATCCTGGAGCTCAACACCGCGTTGCTGCGCCCGGACCAGGATCTGACGTCGCTGACGGCGTACAAGCATTTCTACCGGGACGACGAAGGCCCGACCTCGCAATGGCCAGCTATTCGCGAAGTCAAGGTCGACTCGCATTTGCAAGAACTCGAGCAGATCGTCGAGCTGTTCATGCGCTTCGCCGACGCCGAGACGTTCGTGGGCCCAGCCACCGGCGGTGACATGTCACAGGCCCCCAGTGAGCCGATGCGTACCGCGGCCGGGGCCAGCATGCTGCGCGGCAACGCCGCGTTGCCGTTCAAGCAGATCATCCGCAACTTCGACCGCTTCACCATGAGCGTCATTCAGTCGTTGGTGCAGTTCAATAGAAAATTCAATCCGGAGCTGGCCGAGGACGGTGACTACGACGTCATCGCCCGCGGCGCGACATCGCTGATGGCCAAGGAGATCCGCGGCATCCAGGTGGACTCCCTCGCACAGACTCTGCGTCCGGAGGAAATGCTGCACGTCGACGAGCGCAAGCTGGTGGACGCGCGGCTGCGGGTGCGCGACCTGGAGGACCTGCTGGTGCCGCAGGCCGAGGCGACACGTCGCCAGGCCGCCCAATCCGCGCAGCAAGACAAGATCGACCAGCGCGAGCAGGAGCTCAACGAGGCCAACGTGCGCAAGCTCTTGTCGGATGCCTACAAGGGCATCGCGCAGGGTCAGAAGAACGCAGCCGGCGCCGATGCGGAAATGGTCGACACGGCGCTCGCCATACTGGAGAAAGGATTGGAAGGTGCAAAAGCTGGATCACAGAGCGATGGAGGCGGAGCTCCAGCGGCAGTTCCAGGCGGCGGTGGACAACCCGCTCCAATTGACAATTCTGGGCTTGGTGGCCTGCCTGCTGGAGCAGGCCAAGGCGGGCCTGGTCTACAGCCTCCCGGTGGACTTCCCGGCCCAGCAGGGCAAATGCCAGGCTTACAGTGACCTGCTCAAGGTCCTGACGCGTAAACCCATCAACTCAGATACTCGAGAATAAGGAGCCCCTAGTGGCCGACCCAGTTGTTGTGACCCCGGCCGTCGAGCCGGACCCGTTCGATGCCGCCTTCGCCGAGTTCAGTTCGCAGGCGGATAAGCCCGCCGTGACGGCGGAGGACATCAGATCAGATATAGCGCCGGTCGCCAAACCGGTAGAGACACCGGATGATTCGTTGCCGCCGTCAGGCAAAGACCCGGTTCTGACCCCTGTAATCGAGCCGGAGCCGGTAGCAGAGCCGAAAATTCCTGTGGACAATTCTCAGGATGCCGAAACGCTTCGCGCCTTCATGGACACCCTGAAGCAGGCCTCCAAGCTGCCCGAACAGCCTCGGGTCCAGCAGCCGCGAGTGCAGCAGCCGGCGCCGGAACCGGAGATGTTTTCGCCGGAGGAGAAGACGCTTCTCGCAACTTATGAAAAAGACTGGCCCGATGTGAGGCGTGGCGAAGCACTGCTGCGCAAGGCCGAGTATCGGGATCTGTTGTCTTATGCCTTCGACCAGATCGGCGCGCAGATCCGCCCGATGATGGCGACGCTGCAAGAGCTTTCCGGCCGCACGCATGTCGCCGACTTGGAGAGCGCGGTTGAAGATTACGCCGACGTGCGGGACAAGGTAGTGAACTGGGCGCAAGAGCAGCCGGGCTATTTGAGGAACGCCTACAATCATGTCATCCAGCAAGGCACGACCGAAGAGGTGCAGCACCTCATCGACACGTGGAGGAAGCAGTCGGGAACAGTAATTCCTGCTGCTGCTTCAGTTCCCGTGGCACCGGCACTCACTCCGGCAGCCAAACAAGCGGCTGCCAGATTGGCACCAGTACCGAGCAAACGGACCAACGTGTCGGCGGGAATCAATCCACTCGACTTCGACTCTGCTTTTGCAACCTTTGCGAAACAGTTCGACCAGAGTTGACTACTGACAATAAGTTGTAGTAGGCCACTACATAGCGACGCGCTGCGCCAGAGTCCCAAACAAGCGGGCACTCCTTGGACGATCAGGCAGAACTAAATTGTTTAGTCAATTAGTAAACTCTTGACATCCAAGGAGAAATATCGTGGCAGCAGTTACAGGGTATGGTGACATTTCGCCAGCCGTCGCCGCCTACAGCGTTGTCCGCATGCTCAAGCGCGCAATGCCTTATCTGCATCTGGAGAAGTTCGGGCAGGTTTACCCGCTGCCGACCAATTCGACGCAGACCGCCAAGTTCCGTCGTTACTTCATGCAGGGCGCCACCGGCGCGGCAGGTCCCGACAGCACCGGATCCTCGGCTTTCTTCATTCCAGTCGCTACGACCCCGCTCATCGAGGGTGTGACTCCCTCCGGCTCGGTCCTGACCAACCAGGACTACACCGCGACGCTGGCTCAGTACGGCGACTTCATGGTGATCACCGACGTCATCGAAGACGTGCATACCGATCCGATCTTGCAGCAAATGACCGACATCCTGGGTGAACAGGCCGCGGTCACCGTCGAGACCTTGCGCTTCAACGTGCTCAAGGCCGGAACCAACGTCTTCTACGCCAACAGCGTCGCGGGTCGTTCCAGCATCGTCACCGCGATCTCCTTGCAGGATCAGCGCCGCGTCACGACCGCCCTCAACCGCCAGAACGCCAAGAAGATCACCCAGGTGGTCGCTTCGTCCACCGACTTCAACACGAAGTCGGTCGAAGCTTCCTTCATGGCTGTCTGTCATCCGGATCTCGAAACCGACATCCGCTCGCTGACGGGCTTCAAAGTGGTTGCGGATTACGGCCCGCACACCACGCCGTTCGAAGGCGAGATCGGCTCCTGCGAGCAGGTGCGTTATCTCACCTCCACCGTCATGACCCCCTGGCTCGGCGCCGGTGGTTCGGCCGTCGCGGCCGGCCTTCGCTACACCGGTTCCAGCGCAACCAGCGACGTCTATCCGATTTTGGTCTTCTCGCGCGATTGCTTCGGCATCGTGCCCTTGAAGGGCAAGTCTTCGATGACGCCGATGGTGGTCAACCCCAAGCCGGCGGCAGGCGACCCTCTCGGGCAGCGCGGTACGGTCGGCTGGAAGCTCTGGACCACGACCATCATCCTTCAGGATGCTTGGCTGGCGCGTCTCGAAGTCGGTGCCACCGACTAATAGTTCGCTGTGAACGAGGGGTCACGGCCACTCGTTCTTCGACCTCAGGAATTTGAACGGAGACCACAATGGCAGCGAACACTGGGAACACGCTCAACGGAGTTCCCGTCCTCGATCAGTCGGCCGGCGTCTGCAATTTCGCCAACGGCTATTATACCGGCGACGGTAACACCGGTGGCATCGTCGTGCCGGTCGGTTTCACACCACGATATGTGAAGCTCTGGAATATGACTACGGCCTCTTCCTATGAGTGGGCCGAAGGTATGGCGGCCACTGATTCGATTTCGGTGATCGCGTCCACGCAGGCGGTCGACACGTCTTCGTTCGTTGTCACCAATGGCACGATCGTGACGGTGACGGAAGTCGCCTATGGTGGCAATGCTCCCGGTGACGGCACCAGCGGAACGGTGTCAGTGGTCGAGTCGAGTCCTGCTCCCGGCACGCCGCAGTGCACCTTTGGCACGGGTGGAAGTTCCGCGGCGCCTGCCAATCTCACTGGCGATCTCTATGTCTGGGTTGCTTTCGGCTGATGAGGCTCGAGTCCATGTGCTGTATCCGCATCGAGCGTGCCGACAACGGCTACGTCGTCCGGGCCACTGATCCGAAGATCAAGGAAGCCAACAACAAGCCCGACTCGAAATGGCGCGACGCGGAGCGTGAATACGTGTTCGAGGACCTGAAGAAGGCCCTCGAGTTCATCGAGGCGATCGCCGACAAGGCAATGCCGAAAGAGACTTCACCGCCAGATTCATTCGCCGCCGCGTTCAAAGAAGCCTCTTCAGAGGCTGATGAGAAAGAGGATTAAATGGCCATTCTTACGCTGCTCGATACGACCGGTAACGAAGCGTATGCGCTTCAGTGGAGCGCGGTCAATGCGAATTTCAAGGCGATTTCGGCGCAGGTCTTGACGACCAAACAAGGTTTTCGTGCGCCGGCCGCGGCTGACACGACGAGCAGCACGCCCGCGATCGTTACGCAGGTGACGCCCTCCAATGTCGCTTTGACGATCGCGGTACAGCCACCGCAGGCGCGCAAGCTCGCTGTGCAGGTGATCATCGGCACGTCGACCACGACGGCGATCACCGCTGGAACCTGCACGCTGGTCTATGCTGATCAGGATGGCAACCCTATCACCGACGTGCTCAGCCTGATCATGACGGCGACGACGGTGCTGAAAAGCTCGCGGGCGTGCTCCAAGCTCACGAGTGCGACGGTCGCGGCCTACGCGGCGGCTGGATCGGGGACCGGCAATACGATCGCCATCGGTCAAACCAATGATTTTGGTATCGCTTGCGGTCAGGGCGCCGTTGGCAACTTCGCGATGGTCAAGTGCGGCAAGATCACCTCGACATGGACGGGTGGCGGCACCACGGTGACCGCGATCGGGGTGGTTCCGAGCGACGACGGAGTGGCTGGCACGATCGATACGGCGGCTCGCACCTATGCGCCGACGACGGCACCGAGCGAGACTTCGACGGCGTCGATCGACTACGAGTTCACAGCGAGCTTTACGCTCGCGGCATAAACAAGAGGTGATTTGTGTCAGAAATCCAAGTGCAGAAAGCGCCTGTTAAGGCTCCTCTCGGGCTGCTGTCAAATTATATACGCATCCAGCTCGAAGACAACGACGAGATTCCGCCCACCGGGCAGTTTTTCGGGATCAACGGCAAGGGCTATATGCTGAAGACCGGCATTCCTGTCGATGTTCCGGCGGCTCTCGTCGACATTCTCGACCATGCCGTGCAATCGCAGCCGATCATCAACCCCGACAACCGGCGTGTGATGGGTTATCGTGACCGTCTAAGATTCCCGTACCGGGTCATCACCAAGACGAGAGAATGAGAGTGCGATGCTCCTCAGCGATCTGCTTCGGGTTTTGCGTGAGGACATTCTTCACGACAGATCTGACCGCGTAGCCGGCGCTCAGGATTATCTCTGGTCGGACACGACACTCATCGGGTTCATGAACGAAGCGCAGCGCCGGTTCGCCCGGCGCTCGCTGTGCATCCGCGACGCGACGCCATCCTCGCTGACCCAATTCACCACTGTCGCCTACCAGGAAAATTACCCGCTCGACCCTTCCGTCGTGGCTGTCATCTCGGCGCGCTTCATGGGCAACGGCATCTGGTCCGGGGGCGCTTATACCGGGTCGCTGTATCCTGACAAGGCGGATCTGGCGCGTGCAGGGCATTCGCAGCTCAGCACTTACACGGTGCCGGACACATACTTTTTCAACCCGAGCGAGTTGGCCAGACTGACACCTGGCAAGCCGATGGCGTTCACCACCGACGAAGGCACCACTGTCGACTCGAAGGGTTCGCGCGGCACCATGCTGATGCGGCTCTACCCGCCGCCCGACGTAGACTACGCCGGGTGCACTGTGCAGCTGCGCATCTGCCGTTTGCCACAGACTTCGTTCACGCTCGAGAATCTCGATATTTATCCAGAGATTCCTGAGGACTACCACCTGCCGATGCTGGACTACGCCGCCTATCTGGCTCTAAGAATTGTCGACCACGAGCTCGGAGATCCGGCTCGCGCGGCGGAGTTTCTGAAAAGCTTCGAGGCGCATGTCGATGAGGCGCGGCGCGAGATGTTGCGTAAGTTGTTTTCCCCGGAATTGTGGGGTTTCGGCCGCAATGGGTGGGCTTACGAAGGGAATTGACCATGGTCGACGCTCCACTTCCGACGTTTGATCCGGCTACCGGTGTAATACCGCCTCCTTCTTCTCCACCTGGGCCGCTGCCTCCGACGTTTAATGTCGCCACGCCACAAACCTGGTTCGCAGACCCTGCCCGGCAGATCGGCCAGGGCGTGCGTGCGGGTGTGCTTGGTCCGATACAGGCGGTTGGTCAGGCGGCTCAGGACTTCGCTGCGGCACCTGTGGCATTAGGCAAGTATGTCGCCGCTGGCGTTCCGAGTTTTTTGGGTGGTTTGACCGGGGCGCCCGCGCCGGATGCGCCATCTCTCGATTGGACGAAATCGGCCGGAACATTCAATCCTTCGGCACATGCGGCCGGCTCCTATGTCGCTGGTTATCCTGTGGATGCAGATCATCCGGCCGCGGTCATCGCCGATCATGCCGCGGATGTAGGACAGGCAAAAGCCGCAGCGAATAATCCGCAGGCGGTAGGCATGCCTGGCGCGAAGGTGCAGCCACGCGTCAATCCTGAGCAGCAGTCGCGGATAATCAACGGGTTGACCGCGGATCAGGCGATACGGCTGTACGAGATTCACCTTGCGCATGCCGGCGTCCCGGAAGCGGCGCGGGTGCTCCTCGGAAAAGCGAACTTCGAGTACAACAATTCGGCGGCGGCTTCGCAGGCCTTGTTGGATAATAACGAGATTAACGCCACTCAGCACAGCAAGAATATGCTCGCTGCCAGTAGAGCACACACTGAGGCGCTGGATGAGCTCATGAAGATGAACATCCTCGGGAATTACACCGGTAGGCAAATGCAAAACACCGAGCAGCGTTGATGGCGAGTTGGGGCAGTTTCGATCCGAACACTCTGCCGACCGCGGCGGATTACATGCGGGCGGGTGGGCTGACACCGCCGCCCCCGAATGGCGGCTGGGCGCCGTGGGCGGGGCTGAAGGTCGGCACGATCGGGCTCAGCAGCGCGCTTGCCGGGACTGTCGCTACCATTCAGCGGGCGGCTGTTGCCCCCGAAGACGTCAGCAAGATCCCGCCGTGGATGGACGCACAACGTCTGTCCGACTATCTGAATGCGCGCGCGCAAGAGCAAGGCCGTCCTGATCTCGAGCAAGCTGGTTGGTTCGACAGTCCCGGCACCTTTGCCAGCAAGGCTGCCTACACGGCCGGCCAGATGGTGCCCGCGCTGGTCGGTGCCGGCGCGGCGATGTACGCGACGCCTGAAGTCGCGATTCCAGCTGGTCTATCACGCATCGGCGCGGCACTACCGAGCTTCTTGGGCGGCGCTGGCGCTCTGACCGGTGAGGCGGCGACCGCTGTCGGCGCCCGCACCGCGGCGGGTATTCTCGGTGGCATGGCTGTGCAGGTGCCTAGCGCGATCGCTGCCCAGCACGAATCATCCATGCAGCAGCCAGGCGGCGAGTCACAGCTGGACGCGGCGCGTGCGCTCGCACTCGGCGTGCCGCTCGGCGCGATCGAGTCGATCATGCCTGGTCACGGTGCTGGCATGCTCGCGGGGGGTACGGAAGGTAAGCTGCTCAGCCGCGTCATTCACGGCGGCCTCGGCATGGGTGCGGTCGGCGCGGTCGGCGGCGGCCTGCAAAAAGCGGCCGATGTGGCATGGCGGCCTGATATTCCGACCATGGGTAAGATGAAGTCGATCGTCTCGTCGACGCTGGAAAGCGGCGCGATCGGCGGCGTCATGGGCGGCCTGTTCGGCCTTCGCAAGGCGCCTGAGAGCATTCTCAGCGACCCGAACGCGCTCGATGCCGCATCGAAGGTGCCGGGTACACCACCAGAACCTCAGGCAGAAGCAGCACCGTCTGAACCTCAGGCAGGAGAACCAACCACTGTACAAGAGCGAGGCACAGCGCCAGTGGACGCGGGAGAACAATCCCGAGCTGGCGAAGCGGCTGGAAGCCGAGACGCCGCCATGGAAGCGGCTGCCGGACCGCGCGACGTCAATCAAGAAACTCAGCCCGTACACCCTCAAGAGCAAGGGCCGCGGCCGGCTGACGGGGTAACTCCTGAACCGTCGCCCAGACTCGCCCTTCAGCAGCAGATTGTCGAGGCTGTTTCCGATCTGACGCGCGGCAAGAATGATTCGATCGACCAGCCCGGCCGATTCAACCGGCCGGTCGAACTGAAGGATCTGTATGCCAAGGTCAATGCCGAGCGGGATGAGGAAGAGGGGGCGGTGACGCCGCGTCAGTTCAATGACGCATTGCGCGAGCTGCATGCTGATCCGGCGTTGAACATGCGTCTCGTCGAGGCTGACCGGCCGACGCGGCCGGGTGAGAAATTCCTCAAAGTCCCCAGCGAAGAAGATAAGCAATATAACGCTTTTTTTATCGATGGAGATCCACGCAATGCCGTTCAAGTCGCAAGCGCAGCGAGCGATGATGTTCGCGGAAATGCCCGAGCTGGCGGCGGAGTTCCAGGCGGCGACGCCGCGCGGGATGCCGTTGCCCCAGAAGCTGCACCCGGACAAAACGATGAAAATCTCGAGGCGCGTATCCAAGACATCGCGCAAGCCGACCTCGAAAGCTTGAGGCCTTCGGATCAGGCGCCGCAAGATCAGGCGCCGCATGCTCCTCTGACGCCGGAGACGCAGGAAGCCGCGCGTATACGACAGACGGTCGCAGGTTTTCAACGGTTTCGGCAGCAGCAACGCCAGCAGATGCCGGAAAATCCCGATGACATCCTCGCGCAGCGCCGACCAGAGCCCAATAGCCCATCTCCGATCTACCCTTATGGACGTGTAGACCCGAATGCTGAAGAATGGCGGTTATATCATGGCACATCCAGCCCTATCTCGTTCGATAAGTTCGATGTAAACGCCGCAGGGAAATTCTCGGCCGTGGGCGAGAAAGGTGTTTCGTTTTTTTCTGCATCTCCGGAGGAAGCGGCAGGCTACGCCGGATCTTTTTCTCACAAGGAGGAAGACGCGGCTGGGCCGCGTGTTTACCCGGTTCGTGTGACCCCCGGCAAATCCGCGGTTTTCGATGTGCAGCGTCTCCCTCTCGATCCAGAATTTCGTGCGTCGATGCGGAAGATTGCGACGAAATATTCGGGCCGTCCGACGTCGGTAGAAGACGCCGAGCGTCTCGGGAGAATGTTCGACAAGAATTTCCAAGAAGATATGCAGATACACGAGAGCAACAAAAAGCTCTATGCTTCGGAGGGTGAGCCAGAGCCCAAGCCTAACTTCAGGGGCAGCTTAGGGGCGACTTCCGCGGCAATCGCGCGTGCCAGACAACAAGGGCTGGACACCGTGATTTTGCGGGGGATACCAGAGAGCCGCGGTCGCGATCAGGTTGCCGTTTTGAATCCCGATAATATTCGATCGGCACTCGATCCCAAAGATATCCTCGCGCAGCGCCGACAAGAGCCGTTGCCTGAAGGTCTCGGCTACTCGACGGCGTTGCGCGCGCTAGACAACATCAAGCAAGACAAGATGCCAGGCCCGGCATGGGAAGCGACGCTGAAAAGTGCCGGTGCGAAGCAGACAGAGCTCGACTGGACGCACACGCATAATTGGTTGGCTGACCAGAAAGGCCCGATCACCAAGGCACAGATCGCCGCGCACTTCAAAGAAGCATTCCCTGCTGTACACACCGTCACGCTGGACGAGGGGAATGTGCACTATGAACCATACACAACACCTGGCGGCACCAACTACCGTGAGGTTTTGTTCAGGCATATCCTTAGTGATCCGGAGGAAAAACCAGCTTATCTGGAGCGGTATAAGGAATCCGAAGATGATTTCACACACGTTCATTGGCCTGGCGAGACTAACTTCATCGGGCACAACCGTATGGATAACCGCGTCGCTGCGAATAGCGAGAAGATCCTGCACTCCAGTGAGGCTCAGAGCGACCTGCATCAGAAGGCACAAGACGAAGGTTATCGTCCGCGCGGGTTCAAGCCGGATCCTGTCGAGTTGGCTAAGCGTCAGGCCGAGCATGATACGGCCCTCGATAAATTTAACACACTCGACAGAGAATATTACGCAGAAGCCGACAAATTGGGTGCTGCTGTTGAACGGCTGCGGATAGCAAGTAAACAGCACGCGTACGATGCCTCGCGCCCGGATGTGGTACGAGCGCGGCAGGATTATGACGCACATGACGCTTCCTATAGTGAACTGAGTGCAGCGCGTGACAAATATCAGCGTGAGGTGCTGATGCCGACTGCTGCTCGTTTAAGGGAATTGCAGAATCAAAAGCGCGTTCCTGATCCTGTAGCCATAGAGAAAGCGCAGAAGAAACTGGAGGCTGCGAAAGACCCTCTTACGAAAGCATTAGCTGAAGAGAACCGGGCCGAAGATAAACTTCGTGAAGCCATAAAGCTCCGCACTAGTCCAGATTCAGAAGGACTCGTTAGTCTGCGTAAGGAATACATCCGTCTTAGGGAGACCACCTACGCTGCTCAGGTGGCCGTCGATAAAGCCGAGCAAAATGTCCGCGACACCAGTGACCCGACCAAGGGCGTGCCGGAAGCCCCCTTGAAGAACACCACTCAGTGGATGAGCCTGATGCTCAAGCACATGATCCACGAGGCTGTACGCACCGGGCAGGATCGTATTACCTGGGACACCGGCGAGACGAACTTCGCACGCTACGGTGGTGACGCTGTACGCGAACGCGGGATGAAGGTCGCCTACAACGAGATGATGGTGAACGAGGCCAACAAGCTCGTCAAGAAGTTCGGCTCGAGAGTCGAACCATATGAGCTTCCTATCGGTAATGATAGGTGGAGCTACGAAGGCCCACGGCGCCCGTCTGCGGAAGTACGCGAGTTAGCAACCCACGCACCTAGCGTTTCGTATGCACGACAATTACGTGCGGTTGCTGACGCACTAGAGAGGGGTGTGAATTTTAATCAGGCGGTCGTCGAGCATGGCAGCACCGGCGTGGCTGAGCTGCTCGGTGGTAAGCTGACCAAAGACGTCCCGACAACGCGAACCGTTCACTCCTTCCCCATCACCGACCAATTGCGCGCGGCGACGCAGATGACAGGTCATCCGCTGTTCAAGACCGTCGAGCCGATGACCCAAGAGCGCATGAACTCGAGCGTTTCGCAAGAAGCTCTGCGTCAACATCATAACGAACTTGCATCGAGGCTAAACCCGGATGCTCAATCGCGTGTGCATCTGCTCGACACGGTCGGTGACATGCCTCCCGAGTTCCTTTCACAGGCAGTGAAACAAGGGCTCGATCCGCAAGAACTCTCCGGCTTCTACGACAACGGTCATGCATATACGATCCTGGACAAGGCGCGCACGCGCGCCGACATCGAAGACACGTTCAAGCACGAGGTCATGGGCCATATGGCCACAGAGGCGCTGCTTGGGCCACACGGTTCGGACTCTTACGCGCATGGCATCGCCGACATCTTCGATCGTGCCGGCGGCGTCGACAATATCGAGAAGATCTCCAGACAGTTCGGCGTGTGGGATCGATCGCTGCATAGCGAGGGCGTGGCATCTTATCTTCCGGCCAAAGGCTTCCCGTTGTCGGCGCGCGACAAGGTCGTCGCGGTCGAGGAAATGATCGCGCACGCCTCGGCCAGCACGACGGTCGGCAAGATGAAACTCGCCCTCATGGCGATCGTCGGCAAGTTCAAACAAGCCATCGCGACCAGATTGCGCGATTTCGGGCTGACCGAGTTCGCTAAGAAGTTCGAGACTTACTCGGTCAGCGACGTGGCCAAGTTCCTGCGGGACTCCAGAGAGAGACTCTCGGCCAAGCCGGATGACCAGTTCCAGCAGCGCTTGCAGACTGTCTCCAAGGGCGGCTTCACCGGCGGCTCGCAGGGTATCCTGGTGAAGACGGTCCCCGGCATGGAAGACACGATGGGGCGCACTCAACGCTATGTCGGGTCGTTCTCCGCCAAGCTCGGTGACCTGACTTGGCAAGGTGTGAAGAACGGTTTCGCTGGCTTCAAAGGCGACAAGTTACTCGCCGGCATGGACCAGTGGTCGTCGGAACATAGCATGGGTCGGTTCTGGAAGGGCATTTTGGATGGCATCGAGCAGCACCGCGTCAATGCTGTCTATTCGGGCCAGTTGAAGGGCCGCATCGACATGCCCAAGGTGCGTGCCATCCAGGCGTTGGATAAGTACGCGCGCGGCGACAAGAAGATGGGTATCGCCGTCGACAGCGTGCGCCGCGCGATGGGTGAGTTCAACGTCGATCCGACAAAAACCTGGGGCGAGAATTCTTGGCTGCACAATGCACCGAATGTGAAGGACCTCGAAGCGGTCCATATGGAAACGCGCGCCAACTGGAACAAGCTCGGGCAATCACGTGATGGCTCGACGCCGAACCCAGGACAGCAGCTGCTGCGTAATAGTTTAGCTGCCGGCGTGATGGACAATTACGGACACAAACTAGGGTTCCAGGAACAATTGGTGAAGTCCGTCTACAAGACGGAAGGCATCAAAGGCTTCGAGAACGATCCGTTCCGCGACTATTTCGCACATAACGACCTGCACCAGGACATCAATGGCGCCGCGGCGTTCATGAAGTCCGAGTATCTGAAGCGTGAGGCTGGCATCAGGGATTATCTGAAGGAGCGCAGTGGCGCGCTGTCCAGCGCGGATGAGGCCGGAAAGACCGCCATCCGTACCGAGACCGCGCCTTTAGCATCCATGCAGGCGAAATTCGCCGAGCACACCGCCGCGGAGGATAAACGTGCGCCTTATGTGCACTTGGGGCGTACAGGAGACAATTTCGTTTCCATGTACATCAGGACGCTCGCGAACGGCGCGCCGGATCCGGCTGCGATCCGCGAGCTTCAGCAGATGATGTCCAAGGACTATGGCGATGTCTCGATGAACCAGCTGTCGTCGCAGGGGCACGTATTCATGCGCTTCAAGAGCAGCCAGGACGCCGCTGGCATGCTGGATATCGCCAACGCGGCCAAAGCCAAAGGGTTGCTCGATGCCGATCCAGAGAAGGAAATATCGAGCGGAGCCGTCAACAGTCAGGAAATGCAGGACGTAGCACCGAAGTTCGTGCAGGAATTCGTATCGAGCGCCGAGGCGCATCCGATGATCAAGGCGATGACCGACGAACAGAAAGGTCAGTTCCTGCGCGAGATGCGCGCTTTGGCGATGGATGTCCTGCCGGACAATTCCATCAAGAAGCTGATGGCTGAAAAGCAGAGCATCCAAGGCTATTCCACCGACATGACGCGCAACGCGATGTTTTCCAGCTCGGTGACATCGAACGCGGTGGCTAAACTGGCGTCGCTACGCTACCGCATGGACATCTTGGCCGGCTTGCGTCAGCAGCGTCTCGCGGCGGCGTCCAACCCGGCTTACGATCATCAGACGCGTCTCGGAATACAAAAAGCTGTCGACGAGATCATGCTGCGCGACAGTCAGAGTGGTGCGCGGGTGCCGCACACGTACAGGGACATGGCACAGGCTATTAACCACGGCTTCTATCTAGGCATGTCGCCCAGCTACGTGCTGGAGCAGATGAGCCAAGTGGGGCTGTTGGCGTGGCCTGAGTTCATCAAGAAACATGGGGCGGTGAACTCGGCGCTGGCGATCGGCGCTTCGACCAACGATGCGTTCAAGATCATTCGTGCGATGGCGACGACCGGCGAGAATCGAGTGAGCGGGGCGCTCACACCGGATATTCTCCGTAAGGCCCGCGTCGCGGAACACACCATCAAATTCTTGACCAGGATCATCAATAGCGGCGCGGTCGAGCTTGGCATGGGGCACGTCGGAAGCTTCGGAACCTTGGACAAGGGGACAGCGCACACGTGGCTGAACAAGGCCCTTCACTGGGGCAACATGACGGCGGTCTACGGCGAGACCGCCAGCCGCCTGAGCGTCGCTCTGGCAGCCGAGCGTCTCGGCCGGCAGAAGGGCTGGAACGACCAGCAGATTCATGATTATGCCCTTCATGCGCTGAACGAAGCCATGATGCCTTGGGAGGCGTCGAACCAGCCGCGCGCTTTCGGCGAGCAAGGTATCGTTGGTTCCATGTCGAAGATCGTCACGGCTTTTCACGGTTATCAACTCAAACTGCTGGAGAAGCTCTACCTCGAAGTGCATCACGCGATCTCTTCAGCGAACCCGGAAGAGAAGGTCGAGGCGCGCAGGTTCCTTCTCGCGCACGGCGCGGCCGTCATCCTGACCGCCGGCACGCTCGGTCTGCCGGGGGCCGGCTGGGCGGCGGGGGCGATGACGCGTGTGTCGGAAGCGTTCGACGAGGGAGAGGGCTACGACATCGAGGCGCATTATCAACACTTTTTACGCAGCATGTTCGGCCCCGACGTCGGCGCGCTCTTGAGCCGCGGCCTGCCGCGTTATCTGGGCGTCGACACGGCCGACCTCGGCGACGCGGACATTCTCCCCGGCACGCGCCTGCTGGAGGACCGCCGTAAGTTCGAGGACGCCTACCCGGATTATCTCTCCAAGGCTGCGGGATCGCCGTTCAGTATTCTACAGAAGTGGGTCGTCGGCGGCCGTGACATCGCCAACGGCCAGACGCTGAAGGGTATGCAGGAGTTCCTGCCGACGTCGTTGCGCAACCTCGTCGGTGCCTTCCGCATGGTCCAAGGAGATGACGGTAAAACGCGCTATGTGGACAAAAACGGCATGGAGATGCCGCTCACGGCCGACGCGCGTGATGTGCTCGCCACCGCGCTCGGTTTCGAGACGGGGGCGAAGTCGAACTATCAGGAAACCAATCGCGCCGCCATCGGTGCGATGGAGGGTCGCGAGTTCCACGCCGGGGTCATCGAACAGAAGTACAAGGTGGCGATGCAGAACCGTGATAGGGCTGGTGTTCTGGCGGCGCTGGAGGAGGCTAGGGCCTATGATTTGGACCCTGCGCATCAGGGGACACCGATGTCCAACACCCTAGGGACTGCTTACATGAAACAAGCGAATCAGCTACAAAGGGCGAGGGCGACAGGCAAGCCCACGAATGTTCCGATGGCCGCGTGGCCTGTTCTTCAGCAATATCTCGGAAGGTAACAAGCCAAACAGGAGGCTGCCATCACTACTGCAACCAAGTTCAATCTATGGACAGACTATCTCGCCAAAGGTCTCGTGAACCTCAACACCGACACCATCAAGGTGATGTTGACCAACACGCTGCCGGTAATCACCAACGCCAAGTATTCGGATATTTCAGGCACCGAGCTCGCCAGCGCCGCCGGTTACACGACCGGCGGCGCTACGGTGTCCGGCACCAGCGTATCGAACTCGTCCGGGGTCGAGTCGCTCGCCGCGGGCGCGACGACCTGGACGTCGGTCACCGGTAACATGGGGCCATTCCGGTATGTCGTGTATTACGATAGCACCCCCACCGACAAGCCGCTGATCGCCTGGTACGATTATGGTTCCAGCATCACGCTGAACGGTGTGGCAGGCGAGACCTTCGTCGACACTCCCGCCGGTGGCGTGCTGGTGACGTTGACCTGATCGCCTTATCGGCGGTGACGGGGCCTGGTCGTGACCAGGCCTCTCTCTGACGTTAGGATGATTCATGGCTATCGCATTACGAGCCGCGAATGCCGGTGGTCTGAGCGCAGGCACCACGGCCTCGGTCCCGTTGCCTGCTGGTACGACGATCGGCGATGTCACTGTCGTGTTGGTGAACCAGCAGAGCGCTGGTGGCGGCTTCTCCGACATCACCGTGCCCTCTGGTTGGTGGGTGCTGGCCTCGACTCTCGGGGCTATTCTGTGCTGGCGCGTATTCCAGTCCGGCGACCCGAGCTCGGTTACCTTCTCGACAGGAGTCAGTGGCGCCACGTGGGGTTACGCCGGCACATCTTATTCAGGCTGCGACACGTCGAGCCCGATTGATACGTTAGCCGCTTGCGTGCTCGCGGTTAGTGGCGGCGGTGCTTCGGTCGCAGACAATTATCGAGCCCCGTCACTGAACCCGAACTATATGGGTTCTCAGCTCGTCGTTTTTTACTCATCAGCATATTATGGCAGCGGCGGGACACCAACTCTGCCAGGTGGCCTCACGCAACAAGCGTTAGACCCCAGTGGCGCCCTCCTCGTCATTGGGGACAAGGCACTCACCGACGGTACAGCGACCGGAGATCTGTCGCTAGGTCCTTGGGGCGTTCAATCTGGGCCACAATTCGGCGCGCAGGTCGCGCTGAAAGCGAGCGGTGCTTCGGCGGCGGTAGTCGCCCCTCCCAGACCATACATTTCTGGCGTTTTACAGGGTGGTACGGGTAGTGGCAGCCCGATCACGCCGCAGCTGCCGATCCAGCCGAACGTCGGTGATCTTATCTTTCTCGCGATCACGCAGGATACCGGTGCGCCGACGCCGCCGACCGGCTACACTTTGCTGATCTCCGAGACGTTCTATCTCTACTATCACACCTATGTTTATGGTGACACGGTTGCCCCGTCGTGGACACCATCTGGTGCGAGCACAGTATATGAATACGTGGTGGTCAGCGGGATGGGTGGTGTCGCGCCACTCATCGGTCAGCACAGCAGCATATATGGTTCACCGCCGCAGTCGGCGCCGAGCCTGACGCCGGCCACCGCGGATGATCTGCTTCTCTGTTTCTTCGGCGACTACAACAACTACCCCCAGTCGTTCAGCTCGTACCCTAGCCTGACGTTCGATGCCGACAATTCTAATCCTGGTGGTGCCCCGAGCCTCAACGCTGGATGGGCGTGGCCTGCGTCGAATCCCAGCGGCGCGCAGTCGATGGGATTCTCCGGCGCCAATCTCGAGGCTATGGCGGTTCTGATCGAGACTCCGCCCACGGTAGTCGTATACGTCCCTTCTGATGAAGCTTACATTTATCCGAGTACAGCGGTTTTCGTTGAGGCTGTATCTGGTGCCAATCTTGCGTTCAATCACGCGCATGTGAGTGACACGGTCGCTGTCGCTGAGGCAGTTTCGGCCGCGGCGCTCGTGGCCGATGGTCATTATCTCCACGCATCGGATACCGCGGTTTTTACCGAGATTGTCTCCGCGGCGACGCTCCACGCATATCACAAGCATGCCTCTGACACGATTGTTTTCGCGGAAGCGATCTCGGTCGCGAGTATCCATGCTGGCTATTTGCATACATCTTCCGCGGCGGTATTCGCCGAGGCGGTTTCCGCCGTGGCATGGACGTATAATCGGGGCTTGGCGGGCACACCGGCGGCATTCTCCGAAGCGCCATCCAATATTTATCTCGCAGCTGATCGCAAACTTGCCACGGCGGCGATCGCCATCGCCGAGGCGGTGTCGGCTACGACATTAAAGCTGGCACGCGCGCACGCGAGCGACACGGTCACGATCGCCGAAGCCATATTCGCGGCGAGTCTCGCGGCTCATCGCCTTCATACCTCGAACGCTGATGTATTCGCTGAAACGCTATCCACTGCCGCGCTTCTTGCTTTCCATCAGCTTCAGGCCGAGACGATCGCCTATCGGGTGGACGAGAACGAAGCGCTGCTCGCGCGCAACCGTAACCTCGCCGGAGCCACCATCAGCCTGGCACTAACCGAGAGTCAGCACTCGCTCTCGGCAGCGTGGCGCAGGCTGTCCATGGCTCCGATTGCTTACGCCGAGAGCCCCTCCGCGACCGTGCTGGCCTGCGCACGCAGCCATGTGTCGGCGCCGGAGTCGTTGATGCTGGGGTTCAAGAATCACATGTTTTCGCGCCCGCGCGGAACGACGTCCGCGCCTGATGCGCTGGCGACCACGCTAGGCGCGGCTGCGCTGGCTGTGCATCGCGCACACATCAGCCAACCGCTCGCCTGTGGTATGACCGTTTTGGATCAATCATTTCACTGGGACGGCGGCGTCGAGTACCCGGAAGGTCAGCGCTGGGAGGCGTGCGTGGCCGACGTGCTCGGTCAGTTGCCTTCTGGATATAGACTGGACGCCGAGTCGATCGCCCTCGCCGAGGCGGTGTGCGCGAGCACGCTGGTCTACAACGCGGCGGTATCTTATGTTGGGAATAGCACCACTTATGGGGTTGCCGGCACTACACTCGGAACTCCGGCTGGCACCGTGGTAGGCGATCTCATTCTCGTCTTTATGCAGTGCAACTCCTCTTACCATGTCCCTGCTGGATACACTCTAGTCAGTAGCCAGACGCAGGACAGTTACTACACGATGATCCTGTCGCGCATCGCGACGGGCTCGGACACACTTACATTCGTGACAGGTGATCAGGCTGCATATATGGCGGTTTACAGCGGCGTCTCTACGGTCGAGTCGTCGAATGGAGGCGTCGGTGACTCTGTGAGCATGGATAGCGTCAATGTCACCAACAACAGTCTGACCTGTCTGGGAATCTTGTTCGGATGGGAAGTATATAATGGCGCGACCATAACCAACCCCAGCGGCGTCACGGCGCGGTTCAACGGCAATTTCACCTCCAGCGTAACGGTCAGTTTGCTGCATTCCGATACTAATGCCGGCGAGAGCGGGTCCTACTGGACAACTCCCGCTGTGACGATTTCGCACATAGCGAACTGGATGGTCTACGGGCTTACGATCCATTGATCCGAGTTGCTCGGCGTCGCTGCGGAGCCTAAATAGATCAGTTCTTAAGGGGTCTCCGATTCGCCATGGATAGTTACCCGGCCGGCAATCTGATCACGCTGAAGACGACGTTCATCGATCAGGTGACGCTGCTACCGGCCGATCCGACGACGGTGAAGCTGCGGGTGCAGGACCCGTCCGGAACCGAGGTCGATTACTCGATCCTGACCATGACGCACCCACTCATTGGCACTTATCAACAGGAAATCACACCGACGCTGCCAGGCATCTGGAAATACCGTTGGGAAGGCACCGGCGCGGTCATCTCCGCGTCTGAAAGCAGGTTCGAAGTCCGGGCGAGCGCTTTCGCAGCCGATTAGAGGAGCCGACATGACCTTTCTTGCACAGCCGAAGAACTACACACGCATCAGGTTCAAGGAGTTTGTCGGCTCGCTGAATTGGGTTTTATGGCACCCGAAATTCATCGTGCTGCACAACACGGCAGGCCCGACGCTGGCCCAATGGCTCGAGGATCACGGCGACGTCGGCCATGAGCGGCGTCTCGAGAATATCGACAAAATGTACCGTAATCGCCACTGGCATTCCGGCGTGCATCTGTTCATCGGCCCCGAAGACGACGGCATCTGGAACCCGTGCTCGCTCACGGCGAACGGCGTGCACGCGTCCTGCTATAACTCAGAATCGCTCGGCATCGAGATGGTCGGGAATTTTGCGACGAGGGACGAGTTCTACTCCGGCGCGCCAGCGGCTGATGAATGGTCCGGGCCGGATGGACGGAAAGTCCGCGACAATACGGTGTTCGCTCTCGCTGTACTGCACAAGCATCTCGGCATCGACCCGGAAACGTTGCATTTTCACCGTGATTGCGTGATGGATCACCATCAATGCCCTGGCGGGCAGGTCAGCAAGATCGACATGGTCGCGCGCGTCAAAACATGTATCGAAACGCTGAAGTGATCGGCGGATTTGTCCATAGATTTCTTCAGTGCGTCGGCTGGGGGCTAGCCTACGTGGTCGTGGCCTGCATTCTCGCAGTCCATAGCATAGCTGTCATGCTCTGTTGCTTCGTCGAGTTACTCGTAGATTTTGTCTCTGGATCGAAGGAGAAGGCGAAATGAGCCTCGAATCCTGGTTGACCGACCGCCCTTTCGTCCGCTGCTGGCATTGGGTCCGCGCTGGCATTGCCTGCGGCCTCGGAATCATCGGCTGGGTGTTCGTCGTTTCGGCCAGCTATGTCGAGCCGCCGCCGCTAGAGGACATCAAGTGAACACGATCGACCAGTATTCAGCCAAACAGAAATCGGCCGCCGCGTTGATCCATTCGTTCTGGATGAACTACACGATTGACGCGATTGCGATCGGTTTCGTGGCAAATGTCTGCCGTGAAGACGCCTTCGATATCGAGGCGATCGGCGACAAAGACACAGCATTCAACATCGGTCAGTGGCATTGGCAGCCGCGCGGCGCGAACATTCTCGCCGGCTGCGGCATCGACGTGCGCACGTGCACACTCGAAAACGCGCTCGTTGCGATGCATTGGGAATTGACCCGAGGCAACGAGCAGGCAGCTTGGGCAAAGATCAAAGCATGCGCGACAGCGGAAAGCGCGGCACAAGCGATCTGCGAATACTTCGAACGTGCCGGTGCAAAGAACGCACTGGACCTCAGCGCCACTTACGCGACGATGTGGCAGAAATATTTTACATCCGTAAGGAACTGACATGGATTTTTTCACGCTCATGATCCTGCTGACCACGATCGTCGTCAGGAGCAATTGCAGGCTTTGGGGGTTGCCCTACATCTACCCTCTCTCATCGGAGAAATGACATGGCGACGATCATGATCGACGAGCAGGAATACGTTATCACGGGCGAGGCCGGAACGCTCAAGATCGGCGAGATCGCCGGGCTGTTCGGGTTCCTCGGTATCGTCGTCAAGTCCGAAGCCGACTATCTGAGGCTGCAGCATCTGGTCAGCGAACAGGCTCATCGCGCGTGGCCCGGTGTGCGCACGACCGTTTACTCGAGTAAGGGGAAGACCTTTGCAAAATCATATTGAATGTGCGCGGCGAGTCCGCGACTGGCTTTTCGATTTCTTGCTCGTGCGGCTGCTGATCGTCCTCTTGTTCACACTCGTCATGATGCCGATCATGCTGCTCAGCGCTTCCGCGTCGATCATGGTTTGTCTAGGCGGCTGGATCCGTCTCGGCTGTGACGCGCTCATGGGTTGTATGTTGGGAGATGCATGACCATGCGACATCGGCTTCTGATGACTGCTCTAGCGCTGGTCGGGGCCTATATCGCCTTCGCCGCCGGCCTCGTGCTTCTTGCAGGGACCACTTCGCTGTATACTGCCGGTGCGGTTCTACGTGATTCGCCGGTCGTGCACGAGCATTGCCGGCAGCTCTGCAATGCCCTGACGGAGATGTGATAATGAACATGCAATCAATCCTCACCTTCCTTGCGACCTGGGTACCGATCGTGGTCACTGCCGCGGCAGCGGCGATGGCAGTCCTTCCGCAAGGCAAACCTGGTTCGATCTGGGACGAGATCCGCAGTGTGGTCAATTACGCCGCGCTGAATTTCGGCCACGCCACGAACGCGGTAGAGAAGTCTTGAGCGCGCTGGGCGATCTCTTCACCAGCGTGGCGAACCTTCTGACCGGCGGCAAGTCTCTCGTCGTCGGTCCGGTGACGCTCACCCCGGCTCAGCTCGCCGCTGGTATCGACTCGATGACCGGCAATCTCGTTGCTTTGTCCGCGGCCTTCAAGTCCGGGGACTATACGGCAATGGAGAACCTGGCCGTCGAAGATGCGCTCGGTATCGCGGCCTCGGCGCCGATGAACGCGATCGAGGGGCCCTTCGCGCTGCCGATCGATGTCGCCAATTTCGTACTACCTTGGCTCATTACGGAAGGAGGCAAGCATCTCAACGACTATTCGGCGATCGGTCCGCTGGTCCCGAATACGCTCTCACCGAATCAGAACACAGACAACGGATGGTCAACAACCCTGGGTAATCAGCAATGAGGGCAGACACAGAAATGAACGCAGGCAAAGAAATGGATGCAGACAAAGAATTGAAGGAGGCCCGCAGACATCTGGCAAAACTTTACAGCGCCTTTTTCGCCGGAGCGCCAGTCTACGCGGCTATGCTGGACGCGGAAATGGAGGTGGTGTGCATTCATTTGTGCGTCGGGATGCGTCAACTTCATGTTAAATCAGGAGACACTCATGCATAAGATTTTTCTTGCCAGCGCCCTCGCGGCGTCTCTTGGCGGCTGCGCCGTCTTTACCGCGATCGAAAACATGACCCCCACGCAGCAGGCCACACTTGCCACGGAGGTCATCAACGGCGTGTGCACGGTGTCGGTTGTCGGTATTAGCGGCGCTTTGGCGATCGATAATGTCGTCGCTCCGAACGCGGCCACAGGCGGCAAGGGCCAGTCGGTGCTTGGCACGCTCACGAAAGTCTCGCAGATTGATGCACTGACCTGCGCTTCTCTAAGTGGTCTGCCTGCCGCGTTGAACGGCACGACCGCCACTGTACTGGCTGCCCACTAATGGTGGCCGCTTTCCTCATCATCCAGTTGCTGAGCACTCACCAGGTGCTCAGCAAAATCCAGGTGCGCGTGGACTCGTCCTACTGCCATCTCCCGGCGCTCACCAAGGCGGAGGCTCCTGTCAACGGAGAATGGCAGCGCGTGACGCTGCACCTGGAGTGCGTGCAATGAAGACATTCATCACCGCCTTGGTCCTATGGGTCGTCGCTCTCGCCATGAACGGCTTTCTGGTGTTCGACGCCGCGCACGCGGCGCCGCGGCATCAAGGCGCGATCGTCACGGTTCCCACGGCCGCGGGCATTCCGATCACGGTAGCCCGCGATCTGGTCTATCGTTTCCAAGGGTTCATCGCCGATCTCGTGGCCGGCGGCTACCACCCGCGGCATATCGGCTCCTTCGCCACGCATGGCCACGTGAAAAATTCAAGGCATTACGCAGGCGCGGCTCTCGACATCGATCAGCATGGCTATGGCCTGACGTCGGCGCGGATGCATCATGCGGGGGCGCTGATCGCGAAGTGGGGCCTGCGCGACGGCTGCTCGTTCCGCGATTGCGGGCATGTGGACGATGGCGTGTCGATCCGGCGCGTCTCGCGGTGGCACCGTGTGCGCTTATGGGAAAGACGTCACCGCCATGCCTGAGTAGCTGCCTCACAGAAGGGAGGGGCACCTATGAGCGATGTTGACGATGCCCGCCGCACCAAAGAGGCTGTTGAAGCCGCGCTGCGCGCCGGCTATCCGCCGCTATCGGACAGGCACGGCAATCACATCGGGGCCGTCAGCATCGCCGCCGAAGCTCTCGGCGTCCACCGCAACACGGTAAGAGACAGAGTCAAGCCAGACGCTCTCTGCGATCGCGAGGGATTCCCGATCGACTGGACGGTCTACGTGCCGCGCGACGAGGACATCAACCGGATCAAGGCGCTGCGCGGCGAGCTTGGGTTCAAGCCGGTTCTCCCCGGCTTCGAGATCAAGACCACGGCGGAGAGGATCGACGGGGCCTGGGTCAAACAAGAGCGCGCCCACGGCGAGGCTTTCGAGGTGCCGGACGGGCATCTGGTCAAGGGCGTCTCAGCTCTGATCGATGCCGAAGGGCGCACGGTCCAGCGATGGATCAAGACCAAGGAAGGCGGCGTCGACCCGCGGGCCTTCGTCGAGGCGCTCGCCGAGCATTTCGCAGACTTTCAACCTTGTACCACGCGCGCCGATGCGCCGCCGCTAAGCTTCACCGACCAGCTCGCTCTCTATCCTTGGTCGGACCCGCATTTCGGACTCTACATCTGGGGCAAGGAAGCTTCGGTGAATTGGGACCTGCGCACCGCGGTGCGGATGATTCGCGGGACTTTCGAGAAAGTGATCGCGCGCACACCAACGACTCAGCAGGCGCTCCTGCTGGTCGGCGGTGACACGCTGCACGCCGACTCGAACGAGAACCGTACGGCTGCGTCAGGCAATCCATTGCAGGTAGATGGCCGCTATCCGAAAGTCCTTCTGACCGCCTGCGAAACCAGCGCCCACATCATCGATCTGATGCTGAGTCGGCATGCGGAAGTTGAAGTCATCGTGCTGCAAGGCAACCATGACGAGCACGCCTCGCACGCCATCGCCTTCTTCCTGCATGCCTGGTATCGCAATGAGCCGCGCGTCAAGGTCGACACATCGCCGTCCCTGTTCAGGTTTCGGGAGTTTGGCAAGGTCATGATTGGCTCGACTCATGGACATACGCTCAAGCTCAAGGATATGCCGGCGATCATGGCCACCAGGCAGCCCGAGATGTGGGGGCGCACTACTCACAGATTTGTGCATGGGTTCCATGTCCATCACACCAGCAAGATTTTGTCCGAGGGCAATGGCTGCATCACTGAAACGCATCAGATTATAGCCCCCCAGGACGCCTGGCACTTCGGCGCTGGGTTCCTGTCCGGGCGGTCGCTTCAGTCGATCGTTTACGATAAGGTTCATGGCGAGGTGTCGCGCACGAAAGTAGCTGTGACCGAGTGATTCTCTTGGACGGAGCATCGCAATGGAAGACGAAGCCGAAGTGATTCAGTTCGAGGACGACCCTATCGCTGCGCGGCTGGAGGCGATCCGGCGCACCGCTGATTCGATGGGGACTTGGAGTGAAGACAAGGAAGTCCGCGCCATCCTGAAGCGGGCGATCGACGTGACACTGCCTTGGTTGGTACGTCCGAGCGCGGAAGTTGTGACTTTTTCGTGTGTGCCGGGGGTGAAAGTCAGGTCCACTGATTGACCTGAACTGTAACTGTCTGTAACAATTTCGCAAATGAGGACCAGTCCCGTGAATTCCGATCCTTTGGACTCCTGGGTACAGACCTGGTTGCTGATCGGCGCCTCGGGTGTCGGCGGCTGGTTACTCAACGTCGTGCTGGCGCTGCTCGGGCGAAAGAACTCACTGGATGCCCGGACCGAGGCCAGAATCAAGTTGCTGCTGGAGCAGTACGAGTCGACCATCAACGCTCTGCGCACTGAGGTCGCTGAACTGAAGCAGGAGCTCCGTCAGCTGACCGTCGAGCTCACCGCGGCGAGAAACCGCATCGGACTCGAGCTGTGATGGCCGACGCTCCCGCGCCTCCAGATCCTCAAGCCGACTCGGTCACGTTCGCGCACTTTTCTGGTTTGCGTAACACGATCGACCCTGAGCGGCTGTCGCCGCAGGAACTAGCCCGCGCGCGCAACATCGACCTGGACGACGCCGACGAGGCGCACCGCCGCCGCGGCTATCGGCAGGTCGTCGCAGGGATTTTTCACAGCTTGTTCACGACGTTCGAGGGCAAGACCGTCGCGGTCAAGGACGGCGTGCTGAGCCTGATCAACCCGGATTATAGCACCGTCTCGCTCTTGTCCGGTGTCGGACCAGAACCGCTGGCCTATGCGCAGGTGGGTGAGACGCTGTATTTTTCCAGCCGTGTCGTCTCCGGGCAGCTCAACCTGAGGACCAACGTGGTGACCCCTTGGGGGCAGACAGGAGGCAATGGTGTCTGGTTCTCGCCAGTTGTTAACCCGCAGCCGACACTCCCGGCAATTCGTGGTCGTCTCTTCGGCGCGCCACCGCTGGCTACATCGCTCGCATACTTCAACGGCAGGATCTACCTGGCCTCACAAACTACGCTCTGGGCCACAGAGCTCTATCTGTATAACTTCGTGGACAAGACGAAGGACTACAAGTTTTTTGAGTCCGAGATTACTGCCATAGGCGTGGTGACGGATGGGATCTATATCGGCACCAAGTCGACTCTCTGGTTCCTGAACGGCACATTCCTAGAGATGGTCCGGCAGCGCGTGCTGGATGTCGGTGTCCTGCCGGGCACGATGGTGCAGGTACCCGCCGAGCTGGTGCACCCGCAGGTGCGGCTCAACCCGGAGCAGCCGGTGCAGGTCAAACCGGCCGTCATGTTCGTCACCACAGCGGGAGTTTGCGTCGGGCTGGACGGCGGCCAGGTCTTCAACGTCAGCGAGTCGCGCTTCCTGTTCCCGGACGCTGTTCGCGGAGCGGCTATGTTCCGGCGGCAGGACGGCATAAACTCCTTCGTCAGCACGCTTGATTCGCAGGGAACTCCCCAGGCGACCGCGCGCCTCGGCGACCACCTCACAGCGGAACTAATCCGCGGACCCGGAGTTAGGCTATGAACGACATCGAGAATTTCGGCCCCTTCGGGCCGCGCGACGGTAAGTTGTTGCTGCCCCAGCGGCTGCACATCGGCGGCGTTTTGCACGGCAAGTTGATCCGCGCCGGCCACGTCATCGACGAGTGGGAAGATCATAATATCTATCTAAATCAAGGGATCGACCACCTTCTCGCTACCGAGTTCACCGGTGGATCGCAGATCAGCAATTGGTACATGGCGGTCTATTCCGGGAACTATACCCCGACTGCTTCCGATACCGCGTCGAGCCTGCCAGGCAATGCGACCGAGTCCTCGGCCTACACGTCCTCGACGCGCGTGCCTTACAGCGGCGTCGAGAGCAGCCAGCAAGTGACCAATAGCGCGGCACCGGCGAGCTTTACGTTCACCGGATCAGTGACCATCTACGGAGCATGGCTGACGTCCGCCAGTGCCAAGGGCTCGACGTCGGGCGTCGCCGCCGCGGCGGCGCAGTTCTCTTCGCCGAAGACTGTGGTCAACACCGATCAGCTGATCTTTACCTACGCTATCGGCGCCACCTCCGCGTAATCGGAGGATTTTGAGTGACGGACTACACACATACCAGCGACGTTGTCGCGTTCACCGAGGCTGTGAGCGCGTCGACCTTGACGCATGCCTACAATCACACGTCGAACATCGTCGCGTTCACCGAGGCTGTGAGCGTGGATGGTCGACAATCGACCTTGACGCCTGCCTACAATCACACGTCGAACATCGTCGCGTTCACCGAGGCTGTGAGTGCGGACATCCAGACCATCATCTGGGGGCTGACAGAAACGCTGAGTCTGTCGGACACCTATGTCGCGGTCCTCTCGCTGTTCAACACCGAGTCGATCAATCTTACGGATTCCAGTTCGTACATCTACGGCGTCGGTGCGCAGATCGACGACGTGATCAAGCTGACGTCGCAGATGTCTGTCAGCAGCAGCTACCACCAGACGCTGGTCGGGCAGGCGCTGCTGAGCGATGCACTGGTCAACGGCCTCACTGTGAGGCTCATCGAGCGGCTCAATATTACCGAGGTCGTGTCCGCCACGCACGCGCTGTTCATTCTGGACCAGCTCAAAGTCTCCTCTGCCCTGACGGTCTCCGGCGTCTACTCGGTCAAGATCGCCGAGCTGCTGGCGCTGCACCCGAGCCTCAGCGCCTTCTTCGGTGGCGGCATTTTCGATGTCGTCGGGCTCACCGACAACGTCTCCAGACAGTTCATCGGTCGCCCCGTGTTGGCGGACGGTGTCACGCTCACCGATGTGCTGGGGCACACGCTGATCTGGCGTGTTGTCGAGAACGACGGGATCGAGATCACCGACGAGCAGCTGGTCTCCGCCATCTACCATGGTGAGCTGAGCGACACCATCGAGTTCAGCATCGCTTATGCCTCTCCGAGCGGCAGTTTCACGACCTGGGCCATCAACACACGCACCGGCGCGATCAGCGAGTACACTAATTATGACTTCAATTCTTTCGCGAGAATGGGACGATCCTTCCGATACATGGGTGCCTCGAAAGAGGGTCTTTTCGAACTTGATGGGCCCGATGACGACGGCACCCCTATCATCACCGATATCATCTCGGGTTTCGCACAGTTTGCGGGCTCGCGCTACACGGCGTTCAAAGCTGCCTATCTCGGTATCCGGGGTGAAGGCGAGTTCATCTTCAAGCTGATCACCGGCGACGACAAGGAATACATCTACAAGGCGGAGGTCAAGGACATGAAGAGCAGCCGCATCAACCTCGGCAAGGGGCTGCGCGCGCGCTACTTCGCCTTCCAGCTGACTAGTACCGGCCAGGACTTCGACCTCGAAAGTGTCGAACTATTGCCTATCGGTGCGACCCGGAGGATCTGATGGCCGAGTCGTCCGACTTCTCCTCGCGACGTGGCTTTCCGTCCCCATTGACCATCCAGCTGATCGGGCCGGACGCGGATACACCTGAGGCGCAGGCGATAATCCAGGAACACACTGGCCTGATCCAAGGCTTTATTCAGCACCAGCGCGAACGTCATCGACTGAGCGGCCTCGACAATTCCAAGGCGACCATCACCGGCATCAATCTGGATATGGTCTATCACAACCACTTCGGCCAGGAGGTGCTGACCCTGCAGCCGTACCCGTCTCCTGGACCTGGGGGGCAGCCGACCGGTCCGCTCTGCCTGATGGTGCTCTACAAAACCAACGGCGAGGAGAATGGCATCGCTGCGTTCGACATGACGGCGTTGCCTTCGCTCAAGCAGTTATGGTCAGGCACGTCGAAAGACAGCGACTGGGGCGGTCAGCCGTTCCGCGTCGCGCAGTACAAGTTCGGCAAGACCGGCGTGGTCCTGACACCGGTCAACTGGAAACCACAAAGCGACGCTGCGAAGTTTCTCTATCTGTCGACGACCGCGCTGGCCGACGCCGTGGCGACATCGACCGAGTTTCCGCATGTGCCGATCATGAACGGTAGCGCGGATGGGACGCAGATTTACACCGCGCGCGATGTGTTCGGCTACCGGAACGGAAAACTCAGCCACCAAGGTGCAGGAGGCGACCCAGGGTCGATGCCATATTTCATCGACCCGCAGGGCAATTATTACTATGCCCCGAGCTGGTTTAGCACCGGAATTCAAGCAACTCTAGGCTGGGCCTACCCTACGTCCTCTGGAGACTTACCGCCGTCGCCTACGGGTAGTAAGCCATTCGGACCATCCAGTGATTTCACGAATTTCTACATAGCTAGCACCGCGTTACAAGCGCTGATCACAGCGAAGCTCGGCGCACTGCCGACGATGCCGTTTTATAACTTCAGTTTGCAGACAGTCATCCTCACTGCCCTGTCGCAGGAACCTACCGACAACACGCCAGCCCCTGGCTACGGTCCAGGGATGTATATCGATCTGTCGTCTACGTACGCAGCGAGCCCAAACGGGACAACTGCTGCGCAAGAAGTAGTCGGTCAGGGCACCGTGGGCAAGGTAAGTACGAACGGTGCACCGACCCTGTCGACCGGCGCTTTTGCCCTACAGTCTATCTGGAACCAAGACCAGGACGGTAACTGGGTTCAGCAAGGTGGAAACGACAGCAGTGACTTTTCAGGCACTCTACCTTGGCCTAAATACCAGGTGCCGGCTAAAGGCTCCCGTACTCCTAACGACGTCGTTAAAGAGGCGGATGAGACTGTGTCGGCAAAATACAATGTCGATAATACACAGCCTGAAAATTCTCCGGTAATCCCTCCCCCATCTCCGGTGTCAATTTCATTTCCTGGTAACGAGAGCACATACACAGGCAACGAGGTCACATACACAGGCATCGACCCTGGCATTAGCTATTTCGTTGACCCTTACATCGACCCTTATTCTCTACCAGGGATACCATTTGTCTCTTTGAGCTGGATGGAGGCTATGAACGCCGCGGCTATAGCAAACGGAAGCATGGACACAAACCCAAGTCCTAATACCACAGGTTACAGTATCGTTAACAACGGAGTAGCTATAACTTTGCAGACCTTCGGCTTTGCGACCGCTACCGCAAATATATCCATGGAGGGAACCTGGATGCCGGGACTTCCTCCCGACCCTTCTCCGCGCGATATCGCCAATCAGTTAGCATCTGTCATTGGCCCTACGACAAACACTATTCAGGCGTGGGTGCAAAACAGGTTTTTTACCTCGTTCTTCGCCCCTTACGATGAAATACCTGTCAGCAATATCACAGTAACTCCGTTATTGGCGCCGGGCTCGACAGGGACCTGGAAGACGGCGGATACGACACTGAGTTGTCCGGTCAGCTCCGCGGACGTCATGACATGGATTCAAA